AGGTTACCAGCAATCGTAACAGTACCATTACCACTGTTAGAACTGATTGTGAAGGCAGCAGGGACGTTTAGAGTACCACCAGTAAAGTCATTACTACCATTATGTTTCAAATAACTAGTAGCAGCAGTATCTACAGCAGTTTTGTGACTCCAAAAATCAGCAGCAAGGAGATTTATCTCAGTTCTTTGCTGTTCAAACGTAAAATTGGTTGCTACACTTCTTTGTGGCATTGGATTGATCCTCTAATTAGTATGATGCTACTGCTCTTAAATCCTGAATCTTAGGAACGTAAGCAGGGTTACGTGACTTCATAATAACTTTCACAGCAAATGATGAAAACTCAGGAAGATCTTCAACGCTATAACTCAACTCTTGATAAGATGATTGCTTCTCAGTGATGCCACTGATAGAGTTCTCTGAGGTAGCAATTGTATCTGTATCTGGTAATCCTGTTCCATTGAACAGTACCCATTCAATATCCTCAAAATTCTCCTGAGATGAAGATTTCTTTATTCTATATAGGAGTCCTATGTTGTTTATATCACTAGTATTAGCAGTGATTTTAACATTGATTCCTGTTGCTGGATTTTCAATTGCAACTTCCTTAGTTACGTACTTGGCAAGAGTAGAACTATTCTTAGATTTAATATCCGAAATAAAATCTACACCATCTGTATAAGATACTTTAGATACCTGAATGAATCCTTCTTCTCCAGTTGCTTGTCCAGTGTATGATAAGAAATCATCTACACGGAATATATCAGTTGCTTGTGAACCAACAACAGAATTTCTAGCAAAACTTCCACCTACTGCTACTTTACTTGTATAATCATCACTAATTGGTTGTTTATTATTGGTTACTGTTAGTTCTCCTTCCTTACTATCCCAAAGAACAATAGCAGCATCAATAGTATTATCATAAGTATCCACAAAAGCAGATGAACTTCTAGCAGTTACCTTACTTATCGCTGTTGTATTAGGGAATGTTGGAACTACTCTTACTATATCAGCATTATTAACAGTAACTTTATTAGTACCATCATCATTTAAATCTGTTTGTGTGGCAAAATCAAGAGTCTCGCCAGCTTGGAAAGTATTAGTTGTCTTAACAACAACCCACACATCAGAACCACTAACCTTAACAATCTTACCAGAAGCATTGCTTGTAACACCAGTAACTGTATCTAATGTGCTTTCTTTATTTAATTTACTTGTATCAATATCAACTCCACTGTGTGTATTGGTAACAGTAAATTTATACACAGGATAGAACTCAAGAACTTGATCTCTACGTCCAAATCTATCTTCCTTACCAGCAGAATATTCAACTTTATTGGAAATAGTTTTAAGTGATGCTCTAGAAAGATCAACTAATGGAGATAGATGAGAAACAGTACTTGAAATATCAAGTTTATAAGTTAATGATCTATCAATACTATTAATAGATTCATTAATAGGTGATGCAAGAACTTTTTGATTAATAAAGAAGAAATCCTCATTTAAGAATGTCTTTTCATAATCAGATTGTGTATAAGATGTAAATGTACCAACATTGTCATCTACAGGTTTAATATTAGTTGTCTTAATTGTAGAATCAATCTTGGTTTGTGTGAATGAAAGATTAGGAACAATAGCATGAACCTTTTCAAACTTTCTATTGTAAGATGCTAGTACATTTGTACCACCACCATATGCATTTGAAGATGCTCTACTTGAAGTTGTGATAACATAACTATCAACACCACTATTACTTACCTGATATAAATCGGAATTTAATTTAGTAGCAGTTACTCCACCAACATCAGTTGCTGATTTAAAGAATACATATGATTTTCCAGAATCTTCAAATCCATTATCATAATGATTAATTTTAACTTTAAAATTATTATTTTTAAATAGAGATGAAGTAGCACCAGTATTTGATTCAGCATTAGTTTCTATTGGATCAGCATCAAGTTTCTCATAACCAAGATTTTCATTTGTGAGAAGTAAAGATGCAGATCTTGAAATATCAAAATTAGCACGATGAATCTTAAACTTAAGATCTTCAAATAAATCCTCTGTCCAAGCATTAGTATTTTGAGACTTAAAGAGAGAACCTAGTAAAGGTTGTGTTGTGACAGTTGTGCTAGTGGCAATTTCTGTCTCACCTAATTTAGATGCCCATACAAGATAATCAACTGAATCTGTTTCTAATACAAGAGCATACTCAGTATCATTTTCTAAGTAAACTGGATAATCAAAAACAAAATTAGTTGGGGTTGTTGAATTAACAACAGTAGTTGTTGAATCATCAATAGCAATACCCATTCTAACTGCTGGACTATCAATAGTAATAGAAGAGGATATCACAGCACCAGCATTTCCTGTACCAGTACCTGCTATAACAACAGCAGGTGGTTCTGTGTATTCTGAACCAGAAAGAACTATCTCAGAATGATATACCTTACCTCCACCAACTCTTACTATTGCGGTTGAAGTACCACCACCAGGTAATTGAGGACTCTCAATAGTAACAATAGCAGAATCATAAGAAGAACCAGTATTAGTTACTGTTAAACCAGTTACCCTACCAGAATCTTTTGCTATCTTAAGAGTATTGGTTGTATTATTAGTATTATTAGCAAGTATTAATGAAGGTATACTCAATTCTTCATCTTGCTTGAAAGATACACCAGTATGATTACTAAGGACTAATGTATATACTTGATCATTAGTTAATGAAAATACACCAGAAGAAGATGGAGTTACTTCAAGTTTATTCTTATCAAATACTTTAGATATAGGACCAGAAGCATTAGATGTTGCACCAGTTACCTTTTCATCCTTATTAATAGTCAAATTAGAACTAGCAACTACTCTTAAATAAGTATCTGGAGAAATTACCTTTTGTGTTCCTGGAATAATATTCTTACCAGGTTTACCATTAACTACATCAGTTACATAAACTCTAAATGGAATTTTATCACTCTTAGTTGAGAAGTATAAATCAACACCAGTTGTAAATACTCCACCATCAAAATTCTCAACCTTAAATGTTTGAGCAAGTGGGTTTGGTCTAATTGGATTAGCAGTATTACTTGCAGTTAACTGTGTTCCTTCATTTGATTTAAAGAACGCAGGAGAAGTAGAAACAATAGAAGAAGGATTCTCTGGAATTGCACCAGTAGCATAATATTTAACTTCAGCATATGTCTCTGCTAAATTCTTATCAGCATCAGTTGAACTTGATGTAAATCTAATAGTTTTAACACCAGTAGTAAATCTAACTTCACTGGAAGCATCATCATAAAGAACAGTATCTACATTACCTGTCCATGTAGTATTCTCTCTCGGTGCTTTACCAGCAGGAACTAGAATAATACCACTAGCATTACCATTTTCATCTGTGGTAATAGAACCATTAAATGCAGATGAAGAATTTCCAGCAATACCTGTATATCTTATATCGGGACATACCCAACGAGCAATATTCTGACCCTCCATGAAAGCATATACTGTCGTATTAGGCTTAAGACGATTAATTACATACTTAACAGGAACACTTCTTGCAAAGAATGATAATGAAGTTGCAACAACACCAGAACCAATACCTTTAGTATTAATTCCCTTACCAACTTCATTGTTCTGTGGACTAATATTTGAAGAACTACTTACAGAAGCATTCTGAACACTTGAATTGGATAAGTTATTGTTAGTATCAGAAAAAGATCCAATATTAAAGAATGCTCTATTTGCTCCTATCCAATTAACTTTATATGAATTATAAAGACTTGACAATGAATCTCTAATGGTATCCTTTGCTAAGAATATGGAATAAAGATTAGTATTATTATCATTTACTAATGGTGCAACACTATTATCATACCAAGAATCTACATTTGGTCCAATAAAGGAATCACCAACATATTGAAGAACCACAAATGGATTAGGATTGATTGTCTTAGTAGCAAAAGAGTTACCAAGCAATTCCAATTCTGTGTATGGGAGGGTTACACGATCTCCAATTCTCTTATAACCAGCAGTTGTTCTTTGATCATCTCTAGTATAAACTTCTTCTAACTTCAATGAATCTTCTTTAGACTGTGATCTTAGTACAGATTGTTGTGTATCAACAGCACATTTATAATCAATAGATTTCAACGAACCAATCTTATGAGTCTCAAAATTGTCTACAATGAAACCACTCTTATAACGATTATTTCCAGTGCTATCAACAATTTCCATATTGAGTGCTTGTTGTTCAAGTATACTTAATGTTGTATAGTACTCCAATCTTTCAATACGCTTCTCCAATTTACCAATATCACGCATGGTATAACGCTTATTATCAACAGGAGAAATCCTTACATCTTTATTTGATTGTGTATAAGCAGGAATATAAAGATATGCCAATGAAATAGCATCACTAACTGGATCTGGTTTAGATGGATTGAGTGATGAATTACCTTCTTTGACTATAAAACTACCTTTTTTATCTAAAAATATACCATCAATTCTGTCAAGATATTGTTTCTGTGTAAACGAGAAAGTATATTCCAATCCACTATCAGAAGCAGGAGTACTAGAAACAATACCACCACTACCTGTAAATGATCTTGTATTTGCAGCACCTAATAAAGTTGCATTAGTAGTAGCACTATTTTGAAATCCAGAAATAATAGCAGCACTATCTACTTTAGGTCTAAAGTCAAGAACATCACTTAAATTAACATTACCTAAAGTAGGTGAATTGTAAGAAGGAATATTATCTGCTGTAACACCAGCCTCATGTAAGTAAGAATCTACTACACAGAAATCACCTGCTGTATGTTCAAAATAATCAAAAGCAACTACCAACTTACCAGATGGTGATTCAGCACCTGGTTTTAATACTATTCTAGAAACATCATATAAAGTATCCCTTTGACCATCATCAAACGTAAATCTATTTGTAATATCTGTTCCACTAACAAGAGTACCACTTTTATCTACAGTAGGAGCATCTGATGATGATCCCATATAAACGTATCTTAATTTATATACATCAGCATACGTTGATACAGTTGTACTAGTGGTATCATAGTCAGTTCCTCTTAATGGAAGAACTGCATCACCAACAGAATCTATAACAATTCTCTTATTTTCAATAGAAGTCTTAAGTCTTGGTTTTGCTTTAGTAACTTCTAAAGTAGCAGTTAATTTTAATTTAGGAAATGCAGTATATGTTGAAGATGCAGGACCAAAATAATTATCTGGAAGATTTAAACTAACACTACCAGATGTAAGTCCACTTGCAGCATCTACAGATGATGTAATATTTACATGTTCAGAAGTAATATAAACAACATCACCTTTTGATATAAGTGAAGTTCCAGATGTTTCACCTGGATCAAGAACAGTAATTAGGAAATTACTTTCGGTAAATGAAACAAACCTTTGTGTACCATAATCTAACTGAGCAGCAAAAGCAAATCCACCGCTTGTTAATCCACTACCAGTACTTATAAAATCTCTTCTTAAGAAATACGATATCTTAGAATCATCAGCACTTGAAACAAGTGAACTAACTTGATTAGTTCCAGTTTTATAAAGAAGAGATCCTGAATTAAAATTACTAATTGCAGGACGTACTCTAACAACACTAGTATTAGTTACCACATCGGGAAGAGATCTATCCAAATAAACTCTAGACTTCAATACACCAGATGGTTTTGTAGCTTGCTGAACAATTGCACGAATAGTAGTATCAGTTGTATCAGTAAATTGTATTAAATCTCCCTGCTGTAAAAACTTAGAAGTATCTCCTCCAAAACCATTACACTCAATAAATTTCTTACCCTTTTCACCACTAAATGTGAAATCTGTTACTGCTTTAACTTCAGTATATTTTTCTCTATTAACTTCAATATCAGAAGTATATGTATTAGCATTACCAGAACCAAACTCACAGAAGAATGATTTAACATTCTGTGGAGTATAGGTAACTACAGAATCTCTTACAAGAACTGGAGTAACCACAGCACCAGTACCAGCACCTCCACTAGGATTAACTACATTAACAACAGGAGGTCTTGAATACTCTACATTAACAAGATCTCTATTCTTTATTATAGCACTAATAACTGCTTTTCCAGATAAAGTTAATTCAATCTTAGATATATCATAATCAACACCATCAATTCTTAACTTTGTTCCTGGATTGTAATTTGATCCTCTATTAGCAACAATAAAATGAGATATTGTATTATCTTTACGAATTCTTATAGTATTATTCTTTTCATCCCTAATTGGTTCACCTGATTGGAAAGTTCCAAAAAGTGTTTTAACCATTAATGTTTTGTATGAACTATATGATATATCTGCCGCACCCTCTATAACACCATAAGCACCACTTTTAAGACCATAGACATACATTCCATTATCAAATTTAGGATTTTCAACTGTTGATCCTGGAAGAGGATCATCTAATGAAATTTTAGTAAAAAATTGAGGGTCAAAATATGATAATCCAAATGTACTGTTATAAACAGCATCGCCATTATCTTGACGACCTTTAGAAACAACAACATCTATATCAGGATTAAATCCAGCACCTTTTTCAACAAGAGTAACATTACTTGGTTTTGCAAGTCCTATAATAGGAGTAATAATCTCATTATAATCAACAATAGTTCCAAATTCTGTTGCAGATGCATTCTTAGCATCATTCTCTGTTAAAAATAATTTTCTGTTAAGATCAGTATCTCCAGTATCATATTCAAGAAGAAACTGATCTATATTACTTTTCTTTCCACTAACAGTAATTTCAAAGAAAGTATTAGATGTATTTGGATCAACTTCAACCCTACTTACAATAGATAGTCCAATAGCAGATACAGAATCAACCACACTAGGTGTTGAAGATCCAGCAACTCTGTTAACAACAAACCAAAGATTTGATATTGCTGCTAATCTTGCATCATTATCTGTTGTAGCAGAACCACCGATCAAATCAATGTTTGTACCACTATCAATTTTAACATATATTGTTTTAATTCCTGTATCAATATCAAAATACTTACCACGTCTATCTGTAGTTTGTTTATCAGCAGTTGTAGTTTCAGTATTGTTTAATCCAATAGAACCATCATTAAAACTAGCACAAAGGAATATATTAGGATATGCAGTTAAATCAGATCCTTCTGCATTAAGTGGAACTGTTCCAAAAGTGTTATTAACACTATAAGTAGGCAATCCACCAGATTTTAAACGAATATCAGATCTGTTAAGTGTTTCTCTTGCTTTGTTGAGAGTGAGATGTTTTGTTTCCTTATTAACAATCTCATATCCTTTAACATATGCTTTACCTGGACCAATACTAGCAAGCAATTTATCTGCTGCTACAGTAGTTGTAAATCCATTTACCAATCCAGTTACAGAATCAGCAGAATATACACCTAAATTACCACTTGTTTGAAAATACTCTCTAACATCAAGAGAAAAATCATCAACAACGTAATCACCAGATTCGTCAAATGTTCTTCTTGCAAGAGTATTCTCAAGAAGATTATAGTCTGTTTGTACTACTTGACTCTGTACAGCACCAGACTTAATAGTCAATAATTGAATAAAATTCTTATCTGTAGTTGCAGTATAAGAATAATTAACAAGAGTAAGATCAATCTTTAATCTATCTGCACCAGGAGCACTATAATTACTAGAACCTATAGCATTATCATAAAGAGACTCATCTGTCTCAGATGAGACTATGCTCTCAACAATCTTAAAACCTACCTTTGCAGATGGTCTATCATAATATTTGTCAACTATGAGTAATTGAGCAGCATTTCTTGCAAAATATCCATTAACAAAATAAATTCCTTCTTCTACCTTAACAGCAGAAGCATATCCCATCGCATTACTTACGAGCGATGACGATGCACCTGTGTCAGGATCAGTAACAGAAATACTAGTAGGAAGTACGCTTCCATCGGTT